ATATCTTGTTTCTGAATATACGCCAATCAAACTTTGTATCTGCATTAGCATACTCTTCACATGCATTGATCATCTTGCCCCAGTTATCCGAAGAAACAAATCCTACGAATACCTTGGCATAGATTCCATCATACAGATTCGATTTGATTGCTTCTTTACGGCAACCATACTCTTCATTCTCGTATACATCATTCTCAACTGGACCACCGAATGAATACATCAACTCAAGACCGGGATCGAAGCTGATTGAGATGTGTGAGAAGTTTGATCCAGTAACCTGCTTGATACCAGCAGAAACAACTGGAGTCTTGCCTTCACTCAGTACCAAGAAGATTGGTTTATAGATTGACAAGTCTACAGATTCTTTTACTGTATCTACGAGCTGGGTTGCACCGTATTCACAACGAGGCTCAACGAACTTTTGCATGCCGAGCATTGTCTTGATATTCAATGTTGCAACGAACATCAACATCTCCTCGATACTGATACGAACATAATCCATTATCTGCTGATTGCCGATATTGGATGATTCAAGAACTGAACCGATTCCTGATATCAGACGCTTTACCTTGGTAACCCAATCGAGACTTGATATTGTGCTGACACAACCATTGAACTTTCCACAACCAGCACGCTTCAACATCTCCCATCCTGATATGATATGTTCACCATACACATCATTCAAGTCAACCAGGTTCAACAGACCTCTCAGTGTCATAGAATGAATCTTGGTATCAGCTACCTTTATAAGGTCTGAACCATTTCCACTCAGCTTACGCATAACCCATGCAACGGCGAAAGTGTTCGTATCACCGTTGACTGCATCGAGCATACCATTGCTGACGCAACGAACTAATCCGTCAACATAGTCTGAAAGATCATCCGCACTCACATAACGAAATGCGAATCCGTCGGCACACAGACCAAGTTCTGGTTTCGTATCTGAAGCATTTGCTTTATTTGTCGCATTCTTCAGTTTACCCAGAATTTCGTTATACCGCGAACACAGTACATTGAAATTCTGTTTAAAAGAATCCGAAAACTCAAACTTCATTTTCGTTTCCATGTTTCACAACTCCATTCATTTAAAATTTTGATATTCAAATTTATCACATACATAGTATGTGCCAAATTACTGACCGGTTCGACATATTGATTTCATATCAATAATAAAAAATATTTTCATATATAAATATTTTAAATGCATACAAGAATCATATAATATAGATTGGATGTGAATATTTATGATAATTTATTCTGAGACTGATAAAGATGATGAGAAAGAAAGAGTAGATGAACGAAGAGAAAAAATATCTGATGAAGAACTTCAGTTCTTGGGAATGAGACTATTGAACTTCGTGAATCTATATTCAAAAACAATCAATACTGAGAATCCAGAAACACTGTATGCATTACAAGAATTGCGCAAGATGTCATATATTATTTTGAACCGGCAATATGACTTGCTGGTTAACGATGTTCGGTACATGTTAAAACCCGATGAACACAAAAAATTTGAATAAGAAGGAAGTGATACAATATGCCAGATGGATTTGTTGTATTGGTATCTAAGAATGGCTCTCCACTCAGATTGCATAAATCAATAATCACGGGTTATGCGAAACCCCTTGGTGAGATGTATACAACGATTTTGCTGTCAGATGGAAATCAAGTCGAAGTTCAGAATTCTGTTGAGGATATTGACATGCAATTGCGCAATGAATAATATGAGAATGCTGTCCCCCGGCTTAGCCGGGGGAGTAGTATTTTCTTATTCTTTACACGGTGACGCGAGGGTAATTTTTTATTACATATTATATATGGAAAGAAGGAATGATTCTCATGAGAAATACAAAATGTAGATTCTGTTCAAAGATATTCAATAATAAACAGAAATACTGCAATCATGTTGCAGAAGCACATAATGACCAAATTCCGGAAGGTTGTGAACCTTTGGAATTTGCATATTCATTATTGGTACATAAACCAATGGGACGGTTGTGTGTTATGTGCAAACAGAAACCAGTTAAGTTCAATGAGAGCTCGTTGAAATATGACAGGTTCTGTTCGAATCCCGCATGTAAAGAAGCATATGTAAAGATGATGAAAGAACGTATGGTGAAGGTTTATGGTAAGGAACACTTACTCAATGAAGCTTCTCAACAGCGTAAGATGTTATATAATCATCATGATGCAAAAGATTATATCTGGGATGAGAAACATAAGTTCAGAATCATCGGTTCATATGAAGCTGATTTCTTGGATAAGTTGAAATCTTTGGGATGGTCTCCTGAAGATATCATCTGTCCATCTCCCCAGGATTTCTGGTATAAGTGGGGAGATGGCACCCAGCATTTATACATTCCAGATTTCTTCTTACCCAGTTTGAATTTACATGTTGAAATAAAGCAGGGTGGATTCAATGATTCTTATATGGAGCATAATCGTGATATTGAGCATAGAAAAGATGCAATGATGGAATATGAATGTGGCAAGAGTGGTCAGCACTATATAAAGATAATGGATAAGAAGTATGATGAATTCATCAATGACTATGTGAAGAGCGATAACAATCGTCCAGAATAAAGAGGTGATCAAATATGTTAGATACGAAAGGAATCAAACTATCTGAAGTAGATAGAAAGTATCCACGCATATTCCAGAAGCTTGGATATGATGTATTACTGGATACAGATTCAATGTATAAACCCAAAGTGATATCTACATTTGAGATGTGCATAAACACAATTCTCACGTTGTTGTTTATGAAACCGGGTCAGTATCCATCATTACCCGAGATAGGTATCGATATAGAATCATACTTAATGGAATATGCAGATGATCCCAGTATTCCCCAGACTATCAAAGACAAGTTGGCTGAACAGTGTAATCGTTTGAGTATATCCGGTATAACTGTAGACTGTTACTTTGATAAAACTTCAGAAGGTATCGATGCTTTGGTTATCGAAGTAACAGGTGATGCTCAAACTACGTTTGGTTCAGATACCAATAAAGCATTAATCGGCATCTCGTATAATAAACTCAATGAGTTATATTTACACAAAGCATACTTATAATAGGAAAGGAGATTGATAATATATGAATGAACGTCGTAAGAAAGTTCAAGATATGATTGATGGAGTTTTAAAAGCTTTAGATCCTTCTGGAATAAATGCTCAGAAGTATCGTAATAAATTCCAAACAATGAATGATGCGGAATTCGATAAGTATATTAAAGAATTCTTGAATGATGACAAATCACAAATCAGATGTGATATCGAAGAATTCGGCGATAACAGTCGAAAGATAATGTGGGAGAATGTTGAGAAAGCTGCAAAGGTTATCGATGTGAAGCTGTTCGAATACATCTATATGCCCCATTTATCGTCGAACCCAGACCGACCGGTAAGATCGAGACAACCTGTATTGGTTGGATATATCAACATTAAACGCCCCCAGCAATTGGTAACCAAGAAGACCGGATTGATTCTGGATGATACGGATACTGATGTTATGACTGGAGAAGCTAAAGGCGATTCTAAGGGTGGTACTATGACCGGCATGGAGAATGAACTTCTTGCGGGTGTTGGTGCAAATACTGTACTATCCGAAATCATCGGTGCTCGTGGTGATAATGTTACTGAATACCAAGCAATGACTGCAGAGATAGCTGAGAAAGGTTCAGTATCTTTGTCAGACATCAAGACAGGTGTGTTCGATAAACCAACACTGTTGCAGGCGGATCTGTTCTTATCTGCTATGGGAATAAAAACTGATTTGATATCAGAATCCTATTATGCAATAAACAAGATTCGAAATGCAATGAATAATGAAAAATAATTATGAAATGAGGTTTTAAAAATGAAAGTAAATGTTTTAGGTAAAGGCTTAATCCCTGGACTCAAGGCTATCGCCCCCGTTAAGAATGTAGAAGCAACTCAGGAACAGGTTGCAAAGATCATCAAGATACGTACTCTCAAGGTGTTCGTTGCTGATGATACTCTTACTCAGATTACTCCCGATAACATCGATGCAATCTTCAATCCCGGTGTTGCTTTGGCTGAAGAAGCTCTGAAGGAAGAGGCTGCTAAGAAGGAAGAAGCAAAGAAGCCTAAGAAGCCTAAGAAGGAATCCAAGGTTGAGGAAGTTATCGAGAAAGCAATCGAGAATGATATCCCTGTTGAGGTCGAGACTCCTGATGAAACACCCGTTGAAGAGCCTACAAAGGAAGAGATACCTCTGCAAGTCGGTATAAGAGAATACACCGGTGAATTATCCGAGTACAGTTCTTCACAGATTCCCGAATTCAAGAATGAGGAAGCTCCTGCTGATGAGACTCCTGTCGAGGATACAGCTGATGAGACTCCGGCAGATGTAGATGATCCCGCAGAGGAGCCTGTTACAGAGGAAGCTCCCAAGTCATACTCAAAGAAGAATAAGAAGAACAGAAACAAGTAATCTTTTTTCTTATGATACATCAATAAGAAAGGAGATGTGTAAACTTGTTTAATTTGTTTCAAGAACAATTCTTATTGACAGAAGAAGAGTGTATCGATTTGATATACGAATCTGATGAGTTTGTCAAATCAGATATTCTTCGTGAGTTTATGAATAACATTGATGAATGTTTACAGAAAGCTGATTGTCGTAATTCATATATTCAATACGGTGATACTTTCTTAAATGATAACTCTGATATGTTATCAAAGAAATATCCCGCGGGCAAAGTTAAATGGCCAATCAAATACATTGATGATTGTTTGGCTTTGTTTGGATATACGAATGCTTCATTAAAGAAGATATTGATTGCGATATCCAAAGAAGTATCCGCGGTAAACAACTTCAAAACATTCACCGAAGTTCCAATAAATACTCTGCATGCAATGGTTATGTTGCATGCAGAGAAACTTGGATATCATAAACTGAAAGAATCTGCAAAACAACAACTTGGAATGTCGATATATTCATTGATGTTCAACAAGTATTTTGCAAAGAAAGTGATATTCAATGAGAAGTGTATGGAGTATACTTACATGCATCTCTCGAATAAATATGATATCAAACATTCTGAATCTGTAATAGATTGGATTCTTGGTATTGTTCAATCTTGTTATGAAGCATACTGGAGGAAGTTGTTATTGACTCCAACTCCAAAGTTGATAGTTGATTTCATGAATCGTTTACGTAATTCATTCAACCAAACAATGTGTTGGTTGGCTTCCAAGTATTACGAGAATATCGAGAATAAAAACTACATGACAGATGAAGATACTTCGGGCAATGGAGATCAAACTGAATTGACCGGAAACTTATCCAAAGTCAGATCCGATTTAATCGGATTACTGAAGAATGGTGATGAGTTATACGCCAAAGAGAATTCCAATCTGTATTCAGCTATATCTGATATACGTCATGTCAAGAAGGCTGAACTGTATCGATACTCTCAATTGGTGAAATATTCCGATTTGGGAAATATCATCGATAAAATCTTTTATGTGTTTATCATCCAAGAAGGCAATTCTTTATCTGATATAAATAGCACCAAGTTTATATCCAGAATAAAGACAATGCCTTCGGCGGTTGATAGATGTATATCTGGGGAACCAGTCATCATTCCTCTTCGTAGAAAGTATGGATATGATGGCGAGATAGTCAAAGCACACATCTGTTTGATGTGTGTTTACATTATGCAAAGAATCAACAAAGTTAAGAAATAAGAAGAAAGGTGGTAAAGCATGATATGAATTCAAGTTTATTAAATTCATTGATAGATGAGAATGATGAAGAAATCGTTGAAGCTGATGTAAATACATCTGACCCGAATTCTACCGGCACTCATGATGTTGGTATGAATGCATCAACGGACTCATTGAATTCTGCATTAAGTAAAGCAAAGACAGTTACATCTGCACCTCCTCCGACAACAAAGATCGGCGAATCGGAAGATGTATCAACGGAAGAAGATACTCGTGAGGAGAAGTTGAAGAAGATATTCAAGATTCCTCCAAAAGAGTTGAAACTTCAGGTTGAAGAAAAGATCAAGAAGTCTCCCAACATTGTTGCTGCACTCGAGACAGCAATACAGGATTATCAGATTCCCGCACAGGTAATGTGTAATGATAAGATCAAGACAATCAAAGTCAATGAGGATATGGTTATCGCACCATCTAACATACGGGCTGATAGCAACAAGGATGCAATCATTCGTGCATTAGCAGCATTACTTGATAACATATCGGGAAGAATCGATAGCAGACTTGATGCTATTCAGAATCAGAACATAGAACTCACTCAGCAGTTCATATCAGATGATTCTGATCTTACTGATACAGAACCTGATCCTGTATTCAATGCAGATGCAAATCAAGGTTCTATGTCTTCTATTCCTAAGGAAGAAGATACTCCATCAACAATGTTCGGCGCAGAAGCTCCCGGAGATATGCCAACAGATGATAACATCGGCGAATCTTCACAGATGATCGATCTGTATGAAACATTCAATGAATCATCGAACATGGGTTATGAGTTATTCTCATTACTCGGTTATGATGTAAAACCAACAAATGTTGGTATGTATTCTGAGTCAGTTGCATCTACAGCTGTTGACCCAACAAAACTCAAGTACATGAGATTCGATAATTCTGGTATCGTAAACGCAATCAAGTTTATCAACAAGGCTCGTGAAGCTCAGTCTTATATCAAGGAAGACAGACTTCTTGATGCTCAGAAACTCAGATTCGATCCTAACTGGAACAGAGCAATTGAAGAGCTTGAGAGACAGTTCGATTGTAAGATCGATTTGTCAGTTGTTGATGATGAGGATATCGTTGGATATACCTCGGTAAATCGTCTTGACCCAGTACATGAGAAGGTAACAATCTCCAAGAAGTATGGATTCAAACTGAACGGTTTCAGAATGAGGATAGTCGTATCGAACGGATTGTTCAGATTCGCGGTATCGAGAGATCCTAAGCTGTTCGGCCAGCATGTTGTATCAATCCTTCTCCATGAGATATTCCACAACATCTGCACAATGTTGATGTGGGATAATGCAGCATGGATTACAGCATATACAGCAACAATCAATGCGGCAAT